GGGCATGATTACAGACGTTTACAAGATCAAGAAGAAACTCGTGCAGGCCGTGCACAATATCGAGATTCTGGAAATACCTGGTGGTTCGATAGCCCAATGGGCTGACAAGACCGGATAAAAACTGGGGAGCCCGCTACCACACAGGCTCCCCAAGGTCACACCCAGGAAGGAGTCCAGCAATGGAGGGAGAATGTCCATAGAGATGCTGAACTGGGCTTTCCAGTTACCATTAGACAGCCCTGCTGACAAGGCTGTTCTTATAGCACTCGCAAATCATGCCGACCCAACAGGTGACTGCTGGCCATCGGTTGCTCGTGTCTGCCTATATACCTCGCTGTCTGAGCGGGCCGTTCGCATAGCATTGCGTCGGCTCGAGGAGCAGGGCCTTGTCACCACCACCCACAAGATCGGACGTAGTTCCTCTTATAAATTAGAGGGGGGCACCACGTGCCGGGGGGAGGGGCAGGAGATGCCGGGGAGGGGGGCAGCAGATGCCCCCAAACCATCATATAACCATCAAGAACCAAAACCCAAGAAGGCTGCGCCGCATCGGCTCTTGCCTGACTGGGTTCCTACCGACGACGATTTGGAATGGGCGCGGCAGGCGTTCCCAAATGTGGAGGCGATCAATGAAACAGATAGGTTCCGTGATTACTGGATCGGAAACGGGAAAACAATGGTCGACTGGCGAGCAACCTGGCGCAACTGGATCAGGCGGTCGTCAACTTACCAACGTCAGCGACCCAGCAACAACGCTGCCAGCCGAACTCAGGACAATCGAGCTCGACTCCTTGCGGCATTGGATGGAGATGCCGGCTAGCACCCTGTCATGGGAGATTCTGCACTACGGCGAGAAGAATCTGGAAACGGCAGCCAATGCGTTCGCGCTTGCTTGCTCACAAGTGGAGCAAGCGCTCCCGCCTGTCAGCCGTGAAGAGATAGTCGATGTGCTAGGTTCAATGGCAGAGATGCTCCAGGTCAGTGTGCCCAGCACGTTAGGCATCAAGCTCTACTTCGGTGCACTGAAAGACATGCCGAGCTACAAGTTCAAGGCCGCTGCATTCAAGCTTATCAAGACGCACAAGTGGCCCAAGCTGCCCTTGCCTGCCGACTTTATCGAGGCAGCCAAGGATGAGCGCAAAGACCTCGATCAGTTTATCACCCGGCTGAATCGCGCTGACCATAGGGTGAAGCTTGCCCTGCAAAAATTGCACAGCCGCAGTTAAATGCTATTGCAATCTGCATGGCCGCAGTATACAACAACCACACTACCACGGAGGGAAACATGGGACTGGATATGTATCTTACCGCCAAGCGGTACATCTCGCGGTATCGGAAAGAGGAAGTGCTCGATGCGGTGAAGAACCTGAACCTTGCCAAGTTGCACTACCGTCCGAAGCAGATTGAATACGAGGCTGCCTACTGGCGCAAGGCTAACCACATTCACGGTTGGTTTGTGCACAACGTGCAGTCTGGCACTGACGACTGCAACGAATACAGTGTGGGTATTCACGACCTCGAGAAGCTACTTGCTGTGTGCAAGAAGGTTATGCTCGAGCCAGACTTGGCATCTGAGTTGCTGCCTACTGGAGAAGGCTTCTTCTTTGGCGGCACAGCATACGATGAATTCTACTTCGAAGATGTGCAATACACCATCGATACGTTGGAGTTGATTGTGTCTGACGAGGACGCAGAGCTTCTCGATTTTTACTATCAATCCAGCTGGTAAGGGGAGACGAATGGAACCTATCAATATCATGAGCACCATCAATCGCGGCCGAGGTATCGGTGGCAGCGATGCAATGCGTATCGCACGAGGCGAATGGCGCGCACTTTACAACGAGAAGCTCGGGCTCACGCAGCCAGAGGACTTGAGCAATGTGTTCAAGGTGCAGCTTGGCATCACGACCGAGCCGCTGCATGCGCGCTGGTTCTCCAAGACCACCGGGCTGGCAATCGAAACGGCTGCGCCTTTCATGGTGCATCGTTCGATCCCGTATATGTATGCCAACCTCGATGGCTGGGTTGCCCAGCACGGCACGTTCGTTGAGCTTAAGCATACCAATGCCAGGGCAACGCTGCGCGAGAAGGCACGTTACTACATGCCCCAGTTGCAGCACTACATCGAGGTGGCCGACGTTCCGTATTGCTACTTCTCGATCATCAAGGGCAACGACGACCCCGAGTTCTGCTTGGTAGATCGCAACCAGACCTACATCGATGAGCTCATCAAGATGGAGGAAGCCTTCTGGTGGCACGTCCAGAACAAGGTGCCGCCAGACATCGAGCCTAAAGGGCAAGCCGCCGCGCTCGAGAAGGAGGCGCTCGAGGTGCTGATCGATGGCCTACGAACAGTAGACATGACGACCAGCAACCAGTGGGTTGTGTTCGCACAAGAGTGGCAGGAGACACGCGATGCTGCCGCACGTCACGAGGCTCTCGGCAAGGAGATCAAGAGTCTTGTGCCCGAGGATGCAGCCGAAGCCTTTGGCTCTGGCGTCATCGTTCGTCGTGATCGCCGCAATCGTTTGTCGCTTCGAGCAATGAAGGAAGAACCATGAGCAACAGAGAAGGAGTAGGTCGACACCTTACCGGGTCTGTCGACGTTGAGTTCAACTGCCGCATGGAATGCAATGACTATGGTGTTCCAGGATCGTCTACTTGGTGGGAGCCAATCAGCGATTCAATCACCATCCAATGGCTTGAAATCCTTGGTGTTGAGGTCAGCGTAGACTCGCTGCCCAAGGAGCTTGTCAATGCAATCTACGAACTAAGCAATGAAATAGATTGGGAGATGGACGAATGATAATCCAAGAAGCGAATGGGGTGCGCATCAAGCTGCATCGTCGGCATGACCCCGAGACCAGCAAGCAGGCAGCCGAGAGCGTTGTCGATAAGCGTGGCAGGCTGCAGGCCATCGTGCTTTTCTATGCTGCTAACCAGGCTGAGGAAGGCTTTACGGATGAGATGCTGTCTAACTGGTTCGAGTGCCGGGGTAGCACCTACCGCACACGCAGAGCAGAGCTAACGGCACAAGGGTTGATTGTCCCCACCCGTCGCCGTGCGCGCCTTTCCAGTGGGCGTCACGCCGTCGTGTGGTGCCATCGTGATTACTACCAGGAGGAAGTATGAATCTGAAGAACCTGCACCAGCGCCTTGCCGAAGTGATGGGCAAGGTGACCTACATCCAGAAAGAGAAGAAGGTGGGGATGCGCTACACCATCGTCAGCCATGACGCGGTGACCGCTAAAGTTCGCCCGCCTTTGCTCGAGGCCGGCATCCTGTATTATCCTATCCGTTGCGAGACACAGCAGATGGGCAATCGCACCGAAGCCCGCATGACAATCCGCTTTGTCAACATCGACGACACTGCAGACTTCATCGACGTTGAGACGTTTGGCTATGGCCTCGATGACCAGGACAAGGGCCCGGGCAAGGCCATGTCCTACGCTGTTAAGTATGCTTTGCTTAAGACGCTTGGCCTTGAGACAGGCGACGATCCCGATCTTGACCAGGACACAAGCTATCGTGATCCCTCTCTTGAGGATCTCGCTTTGTTCTCGAGCGGTATTTCCACTGCGGCAAGCGTTGAAGAGTTGGCCACGCTGCTTGAGCAGTATCGCGCCAGCATCGACAAGGCCTCGACTATCGACGCAGCCAAGGTTGCGATGGTGCGGCAAGCCTACGCCAAGAGGAAGAAAGAGCTCACCGCGTGACAACAAAGCCACGGGCAAAGAAGGAGGGGACGCCCGCCCCTCAACCCTCTGTCGAGTTCGATCCACCGTTCGCAGTTAAGCGTAAGGTGATTGAGTTGCTCGAGGAGTGGCTGCCGCGTCACACTGTCAGTGCTGATGCACCCGAAGTTCAAGCATACCTCAACTATCTGAAGGATAAGATCAATGCTCTCTAAAGCAGTTATCATCGGCAACCTCGGGCGCGATCCTGAGTCCAAGGCATACGGAGACGGCAATCAGTTGACCAGTTTCTCTGTCGCCATCAACAAGAAGGTCAAGGGCGAGAAGCAAACCGCCTGGGTGAACGTCACCGTGTTCGGCAAGCAGGCTGAGTGGGTGGCCAAGGACGCGCGCAAGGGTAGCAAGGTCTACGTAGAAGGCGAGCTCTTCATGCGTAACTACCAGGGCAAGGACGGCAGGGAAAAAACCGTCTGCGAAGTCACAGTTGGTGCCTACGGCGGCACTTGCATTGTGCTCGATAAAGCTGGGGCGGATGGCAACACACAGCCGAGCCGACCCAGCGCTTCCTCCTCCTTTGCTGATGAGATGAACGACGATGTTCCTTTCTAATTCTGTCTCTCAAGAGTTGAGGGGGCTGCGCAAAAAGCGCGGCCTCACCCTCGATCAAACCGCCATGAACGCAGGCGTGTCGCGCCTTACGGTATTCAATGTGGAGCATGGTAAGACCAGCCCCACTTTGGAGACGCTACTGCTCATGCTTAAGGCGCTCGATGCCCGTTTGGTAATCGAACCGTTTCCCATGCCCGAGGACCTTCAGTGAACATTGATGACGTTCTAACAGAAAGGGGAAGGCGCTACGGCGCTTTCCTCGATCAAGCCCGCATTGCACAAGGGATTAAAGGCGCGATCTTTCTTCACGCCGACCTGGACAATCTTGAGTATGACCACAAGGAAGCCCTCGAGATGATTGCCAACAAGATTGGAAGGATCATTAATGGCGACCCAAATTACGCAGACAGCTGGGATGACATTGCTGGATATGCCAAGCTGGTTGCCGATCGCGTCCGCGCATTTCAGACGTGAGCCGGTATACGCACGGATGAAGATTGGACTCTTTCCAAAGCTAGTAGCCATTGCCTGCAAAGAAGCAGAAGTTACGAAGTCCGAGTTGATTGGCGCATCGAGAGAGGGCCATGTTGTTCACGCTCGATGGTCAATCATGCTCGGGCTTCGACGAGCAGGCCTGTCAACACCAGAGATTGGCAGGCTGCGCGGCAACCGAGATCACTCAACAGTGCTTCACGGCATAGGTAAGGCGGCCGAACTTAGGCTTGCCTATCCCGGCTTTGATGCCCTGTGCTGTTTAATGGAAAAGAAGGCAGATGAACACACGGCACCTGTGGACAAAAGAACAGGATGAGCTTCTCAAAAAGCTATGGGGTAAGATAAACGGTAGCGAGATTGCAATAAGAATACAGATCAGCAAGAAGCAAGTTTATCACCGAGCAATGTATCTCGAATTGCCCAGGCTAAAAGATGCCCCGACTCAGGGTGGGCAACACATCTTGGTCAACCAAACACATGACAGCAACAAGATGTTCTTAGATGCCTATTCTACATGGGCAAAGAAGAACCAGATAGACCTTCATCCATACAGAAAGAAAATGCATAATGCTTGATAATCTGCTGAAGTTGCGGCAAGCCCGCCAAGACGCTGCCGACACACTTAAGGCTAAATATTCTTTCGAGGCAAAGATTGCCTACGATAACGCCACCCGTGCCTTCGAGTATGCGCTGAACGTGGCGGCAGAGGATTTGTTAAAGATGGTGGAGGCACACCAGCTCTAGCGTGGGCAGTCCTTATCGCAAACACAAGCCCACTTGCTGTTATGCGCTTCAATCTCTTTCACCGTTTCAGCGGTGTCCGTCTTGCTGTCGTAGCTGATCGGCTTGGCGATGCGGCAATAGTCACCGACGAGCGCGGTCGAACCTGTCACGCAGCCGGTCAAGACGAGCGGGATCGTCAGCGTCCATAGCGGCTTCAGCTTTGGCAACATTTGCATCAAGTTGCTCCTGTGCATCCTGACGCCCTTGTGTTCGCAGCTTGGCGTTTCCCCATTCGGTGAATACGCGGTCAAGTAACGACAGCAAGAGCGTCAGGAGTTTAATCACGCCTCAGGCTTTTCCATCAGGAACACAGCGGCAAGCCCAGCCAAACCGGCAACTGCAGCCGAGATCGCTTCCCACTGCACGTCCGACAGGCCCAGTGCCAACGCAAGGCTAGCAACGCCCGCATAGGTGCTCGGCTCTTTCAGTCGATTTACAATCCAAGAAACAAACTTCATGTCGCTCTCCTTACGCTTCGCCGCTAGTGTCAATCACTACCGACCTCGCCCATGGTGCAGGGTCTGACCTTGCCACACCCTTTGGCCACCTTAACGCAATTAGCCTGTTCCGTGCAAATCGGCGCACGTTGACCTCATCGCCCTGGTTGCCACCGATAATGTTCAGACTGGCATCGGTGTTGACGCTCTCGACAAAGCCAACATGCCCGCCGCCGTTACGATCAAACACAGCAATAGCACCAAGCGGTGGACGTGTAGCTACCATTGAGACAGCATCGCCCCAGTCCGCCCAGGCTTTTGCGCGTATTGAGATACCAGGTGGACGCAAACCAGCTTGATGCACACACCAGGCCGCAAACAAACCACACCAGGCCACACTGTCTGCATTATACTTGATGCCCAGCACACGCGCACCAAGCCTATCCGCCCAGCCCATAATGACCGGATTGTTGGCTACGCCTGGCACTTCACGCATACCGATGTGACGGCGCGCCTCTGTTAACCACCGCATTACAGCTTGCTCCGTTTCCACTTCAGATATTCCACGCCCTCAAAGGGATCGAGGAAACACTGTACAGCGTTGGGCTTGCTTGCATCTGGATCAACAACGACCAAACCGGATGCGCCAAACTGGTGTTCGCCAAAGCCGTGCAACTCAGCGTATTCGTCCATAAATTTGTAGCCGCGCACTCGCATCAGCCAGTAGCAGAACTGCCGATGAGGATTCTCACCTTGCCGCAAGCCGGTATCGTGATGGTGACCAGCTACATACAGGTGCGCCCAATCCTGCATCTGAGCGGCCCTCTCCAAGCCATGTAGGTTGTTCCACACGGAGGTGCCTTTGAAGTTGTGTGCTGCCCATACCCGAAAGTCGAAGCCATTCGGAGAGCGCAACGTGAACTTTGATTGCCAGTCATCCATGTGCACATGGTGAGGCTTGATAGCGTTGAACCAGGTGGTGCTTACCGGCCCGTCCCACATGTCATGATTACCATGCAACCAGATGAACCACGGCACACCGCTGTCATGAAGCAGCCACTTGGCCATCTTACGGGCAGTGCTAGCTGACGTATCTTGGTTAGCCCAAAGCTTGGCAAGGCGACCCACCCAGTTGTTCGTGGTGTCCCCAATATTAATAGCATAGAGGCCTTCGGTATCCCGAGCTAACTCGCAGTGCTTCTGAAGCAGCGGCCAGTGACAGCCGTTGTCATCGACGTGCGGATCGCCAAAGAACATGAGCGCATACGGGCCATCAATCGGCACATCAAACTGCCGCCACCGCTTTGCCTTCTGATGCTCTAGAGCTTTCTCAAAGCGCCGCGATTGCAGCGCAATAATGTCCTCAATTGGCACATCATCGTCAGGCAAATCAGGCGCACTCGGCAGAGATACAGTAGTTACTTGCGAGATGCGTTCCTGATGCCGCTTGGCCGCAGAAATAATAGCCCACCTGCCGCCGTAGTTGCCAGTGCGCGCTAATGCCCTGGCGCTCCCCGCCTGTTGCAGCGCAACAAATATCTCGGCGTCACGCGCCGGATCTACATCGTACGCGTTTGTCGCCATTAGTCAGGCTTTCGTCCTAGCAATCGCTGGATCGTATCCATCTCGTAGATACGTAACACTAGCCATACTACCGACAGGATTTGCAAAATTACCGGGAATATTTCCACGCTCACCCATGATACGAGGCCAACTCCTGCAGCAGCAGCATCCATAACCGTCTTGGCTATAGCGTTTAAGTCATGGCTCTCGTTCATGGCTATAGTTCTCACTTATGCCGTAGTGCTGTCGGTAATCAGACCGTAGTTTGCCAATGCCGTGAGCAATGACGCCAGTGCCGCGTTGCCACCACGGCTGCCCGTTACAGTTGGCTTGGCAATCGGTGCGGTGCCTTGGAAGCCCACCTGAGCGCCAAGCTGAGTGTTGCCGGCCAGATTGATGAGGCCGCTGCCAGTAAGACGGACAATGCGCAGGTTGCCGTTTGCCGACGTGATATTGATGCCCCACGTGTTCGTGCCGTCGGTTAGAGCCACATGGCCGTCGCTGCCGTTGCGGATGCGGACGGTGTTGTTCGAGATGTTCGCGCGCTCAGAGGCCGCGTTGGCAACAGTGTCAGCAAAGACCGTCTGGCCGTGTGCGGTGCCTGTAAAGATGCCGCGCGTTTCCCGAACGCTCCAATTACTGCCGGTGCCTACTGTGGGAGCCGGGGTGCTGTTAGCTTGGTCGAGATTGAGGACGCTGTTCTGGACAGGCGTAATGACGCCAGCGGTGTCAGTTCCTTCGGCGAAGATAGCACCAGCACCCGACACGAACACAAAGTCGTTGGCGTAAAAGCCTTCATTTGTCGCAGTCAGGCCCTTGGCATAGACAAGGTTGCCAGTGCCGGCAGGGCGGAACCCGGCCACCACAATATCGTTGTTGTCACCCGCGACGGCGTTGAGAGCGTGGCCGTCGTAGTGCTGACAGAACACGGTAATGCCATGATTAGGCCCGCGATTGAGCGACACGTTGGCGTTGCTGCTGCCTTCCAGCGTCAGGATGTGGCAAGACCGCTCAGACACGTTGTCGATTTGCCGGCCACGGAACACCATACGGCTGAACTGCACGTCTGCGGCCTCTGCCAGATCGGTGTTACTTACACCGCACGTTACTTCGAACAGCGATGTGCCCACGCAGCCCTGGCCGAACACGTCCACTTCGACGCCCGAAACACTGTCCACCACCATAGCGCGTGTGGCGATCAGGTTGCAGTTTAGGAATAGGCCTTTTGCGCCGGCACCCCAATATTTTTGTTGCGCCACGCCGCCCATTTCCGCAGCATAAGGAGTGCGGATACGAAGCATAGTGCCGGCAAAATTAGCTTTAATCTGCGTTCTCGTTGTTGCCGACCCGCCATCGTGTTGAGCATCAATACCGCTACCAAGAAGAATTACGCGTGGATATTTAATATCCAGCGGACTGTTGATCAAATACGTTCTGGCGAGTAGTTGCACAACGCCGCCGCCACGAGCATTAGCTTCAGCAAGTGCCAAATTAATTGCAGGCGCATCATCAGTTACGCCATCGCCTACTGCACCAAAATCTGCCGCACTAATATATTCACGCATTTTATCTTGCACTGTGCGAAGAACTGCACCTGTGCCAGCTTGCGTAAAATTAGTAACAGCAAGAGCGCTTGAGGCTACGGCTGGATTGCCGTTTGAGTCAAAAACAAAATAGTTATTAGCACGATTAGCCCGCGTTGGCAGCGCCGAGAACGCAGAAGGCTGGTCAAACTCAGAAAGCAAAGGAACGCGTGTCGTTACAAGCGTGTTCACCTCCTGGATCATAGCCGTAAGCTGATCGAGTTGGAGGTTTAAAGCGGTGATGTTGAACGGGCCAGACAGCGGGAAGTCCGTCACGCGCTTAATCGGAATGTCGCGCACAATGGTGATGATATCATTTAGCGTTACGCCGCTAACAAACGTCAGGTTGCCACCGCCGGTCACGCCTGCGCCAGTCAGGGTGTAGTGGGTCGTGATGGTCTGCAACGTGCTGTTGCGATAAACCTTGAGGTCGCTGTTTTCAAAGAACTCAAATGGCACGGCAAAGACGGTCTGCCCGCTGGTAGCGGTGTATTGGACACGAGCGGTGTTGTCGTTGATAAGAATGGCCATTTAAATCTCCAAAGCCTAATTGTTCAACTCTGATTCTGGTGACAATGGACTAGCTGCCTCAACCGCAGCGTCCTCTTCCTCAAAGTCAGGTTCTGGTTCCACAAAGTCTTCGATCAGGCCGGAATCAACCGCCATCTTGTTGAAGTCCTTCATGAAAAAATCAAACTCAATTAGGCTGGCAAAAGGCAATGCGCGGCGAATCATGCCAGCACGTTGGTATTCAGTAATGTTAGGATCGGTGTTGGCGAACGCCTCAATCACGCCGGCCATAATGCCAGCCGCAGGCCCTGCAACTGCGCCAACCTTCTGACTAATCAAATCCTCTCCATAAGGCTCAATGCCAGCAATGCTTTTCAAGCCATAGCCAGTTATCATCTCTTCCTTTTTAACAACCTCACCCATCCAGCCCATGATGCCAGAACTTTCAAAAGCGCCCACAAAGCGTTCTTTCCAATCCATGCTTTCCCAACGATCACCAGCCCGCAACCAAGTAGTAATGTAGCCACCCATAAGCAGAGCAGCCAACGAAATGGTTACACTACGATCTCGCCCGGTTGCAGCGGCATGGTTAAACTTAGCCGAACTCGAGACGGTGAAAGAAAGCAGACTGAATGGAAGAGAAAGGAAGGGCATTTCCTTGCGCTCCCCGTTCCAGCGCACCACGCCATCCATAATTGGGTGACGTTGATTCGGTCCAGGAGTAATAACTGCCGATCTAATCTGCCCTTGCGCTGCCGCCCTAAAGACATCCGCCGCTTCGGAGCCAAGCTGTCCCGGCCAAGCGTCAATGTTAGGTAGAATCAAGCCGGTATCCGTAGTTCTTTCCCAGGGCATTTCTGCAATCACTCGAGCCATACGAGGATTAATACCATAACTGCTCAATCTCGCTGCTGTTTTCAATTCAGCTTTGGTCAGAGTTTCTGCGGTGCGCCCCTCATTGAATGCTTTTGCAATAGAAACAGCATCCTCAATCATCCGATGATTGCCAATCATGGCAACGGCTTGTTTCCAAATAACCGTAAATGGATTCATCAAGTTGGCACGGAAAAGCCAAGGCTGAGACGCAGCAAGACCACGCTCAAATGCCGTTTGCCTTGTCACCATAAGCGCAGAATCATTCTCAATCAGCTTAGACATTGAAGATGACATTGCTAACTCAAGGCTTTCGGAAAATTGTTGAGCATTTGCAGCCCGAACAAGCGACTTAAACTGGCCGTCCCATGCCGTGCTAAGTGCAGCAAGAACAGGACGATAGCCAATCTGAGCCAAGGCTTTAGTAACGTCCGTTGTCTGTGAAATTAAAGCGCTGCCCATTATCTGAAGGCGCTCGACGTTTTTAATCACACGAACGGCTCGATTGTCCCAACTCATTGGGTCCTTGCCGTGAAATCTATTCAGCGCTTTGTCGCGGGTATCTTCAATAATTTGAATAGCCTTTGTAATCTCGTCAGCCTTATAACCTTCAGAGATTAGGGTGGTTTTAAGTTCGTCCAGTTGCTCTTCCAAATCGAGAGAGCCGTATCGGCTCTGCATTTCAATTGCCGAGCCCATGCGACGGGAATAGATACCCATAACCGCATCAGAATCCCACACGATGAAGTCAGCCAACTCTTCGTTGGTCAGATCAAGTTGGCGTCCACGCGTGTTTTTCGGGCTACCGATGCCATCGGTAGGCAAAAACTCTTCGCCACCATTGCCAATGATTCGATTAGCTACGTCTCTTGCGCGGCCAAAAGCTGCCTCATCGCCGCCAAACGATTCAGCAACGCGCTTTACAAACCCATCAAAGTTGTCTGTGATTTTCTGAATGTCAAAGAAACGAGGGAAGTAGTACTTCTCACGAGCGGGTTTAATTGGAATCGTATTAAGAGTCTGCTCCAGATCGACAAGCTCGAGCAACCTATCGACGTGCTTCTGGTTTTGCTCTTTCAAGAACGGCACCATGCGTTCAGCATAACCCCTAGCCCTTGTTGACAGGGAAGGAGGTGTGCGCGGCGTTCCATCGGGCATGAAGCCAGGATCATAAGGAGGTTTGCCAGCAAGGCGCTCCTTCTCAGCGAGCTCGGCAACCTTGCCCATCTCCTTGCCAAATATTTCAGCCTTCTCGCCTGTAGTTAGGCGGCGACCAAGCTCTGCTTCTCGGGCCTTAGCCTGATCGACCTTGCCTTCCAGTTCAATTAGATACTCCAGATTCCGATCAAGCGCAGCGCTGCGCCATGCAACTTCCCGCTTGAGAGACTTCTGGCCATCAAACAGTTCGGCAGCCCGAGAGCCCTCCTCAAAGTCGGCAAGGCTTTTGCGAATCTGATCGCCGGCCTTGCGGACAAAAGACATTTCTTTTGGCGTCAGGCTTATGCCGTTCATCGTAAAATCTTCGTCGGTGTTTGCAGCCCGACCAGTAAACTCACGAAACTGAGGAAAGGTCATTTTTTTTCCGCGAATAGCCCGCCCAATCAGGGGGATCTCGGAAACAAGTGTTTGAGTTGATGCTGAAAGTTGAGGACGTGGTTGCGGTGTTTCACCACGAAGATAGTTTATATAGGCTTGCTCGTTTGCATCCTTAACAAACGCAACGTGACGCTGCCACATAAGCGACTTCATAAACACAGAACCACCTGGAGTGGTTGCGCGAAGCACTAGGTTGGCCAGCGTCATGCTCTGATAGTCGCCGCCAATTCCCTCAAAGAGTTCATATGCAGCGCGATGCTTTTGACCGAGCAATGATACTAGTCGGCCTGTTGGAATAACAGCCAGCCAGCTTCTAGCAATCCGGCCACCGGCAGCGGCCAATGGTGCGCGCTCACTCTTAACTTCCTCAAGAGCAATCTGGCTAATCCGATTTTCAAATGCCGCATCAGTTTCGGTTGCTAGTTTTGTCGTGATGCTGCGATTGGCTTCCTTCAACATAAGGAAGTCCAGCCACTCCGCAGGAGTGCGGAAAGCATCGGCAGCCAACGGAGCTACACCCTCCATCGAGGGGCGTGTCCACGGTTTAGCAGGAAACTCTGCGATAGCAGCAGAGCTATCGATCACAATAGAATCGTCAGCAATAGTTGAGCGCAGAGGCGTAGGCGTAAGCAATTCAGTAATCTGATTGCCAGCATGCATGTTGCTATAAGCTTCAAAGCCGGGAACGTCATCTGCTAATTGCCACAACTCTAACGGGGCACGTCCTATAGCAGGCTCTGAATAAATAGAAATGTCTCGAGAGCTTGGAGTGGTTCCCCACTTATTGGCTTTAGGATTCCATGTAAGCAGCGTAGCCTTGCCATCTTTAATAGCTACTCGTGCACCTTTCTCACCCAATCCTTGCAAACCAGCAGCGCTCAAAGCGGCAGCCTGTTCTGCGGATTCAACATAAACAGTTTTTGCCGAAGTTGCTTTAGGGCCAAAGTCGCCTTCATGACCGGGATCATTGCGCTTTGCTTTTACGCGGGTTGTGCGACCTTCATTATCGAGCGTGTAAGTTGAACCCTTGGCCGTTTTAAAACCGGTAGGCGCAGGTATATCATCGGCACCAAGGCGTACATTAATAGGTTGCCCAGTCATGGCGTCCGTTAAGCGCCACTTGCCAGGCGGAATAACGACAGGCGCGTCTGTGTAGATCGCAGCCTCTCCCATGGTTTCGCGCTTTAGACCAGGAACGGCATCAGCCTCAACCTCGAATACCACCGAGTTGTTGGCAGATCGGTCACCACCGCGAACACGAGTCGAGTAGTCAGTTGCTACCTGTCGTTGCACACCAAAGGAGACACCCGATAGGCCAAAGTTTTCACCCGGCGTAAGCGTCAGATTGCCATTGCCGTCGATGAAAGAATCTACGTTATCAGATGACACCCTGGTTCCATGATAAACGGTTGGTCCAATGGGTGCATCAATATCGTACTCAAAAGGATTTGGCTTAGAGAGCTCGTCTTGCAGCAATTCGTCACCACTCTTGGCTCCTACAGGAACCTCGTCAATCGTAACTCGAGCGCCTACTGCATTGGTTTCACTTGCAGATCGGTAAGAAGCAAACTGATAACTGCCACTGGAATCGTATTTGCCAGTGTTCCCATCGACAACTTTGAAACCCTTGCCTCCCATATTAAAAGACGACAGCGGAGAAATGCTATCGCCAACAGCGGCAGCCTCATCAAAACGAGCAGCCAGCGAGTTAACTGCATCTTGCTCCAGACCATCTAGCGGTACAGGCTGACGATTACGTAACGCGTGACCAATAGCGCCAGAGAACAGGCCCCCAAGTAGAACGCCAGCGCCAATGTTGATAGCGGTTTCCGCTCTCGAGCTTGTTGGATCAAGCTCGTGACGAAGCACTTCCTGTCCAGTGTTGATTGCACCAATTGCAGCACCGCCACGCAATGCTGCTTTGACAAAGCCAATCCCTGCCAATCCTGGAACAGGAATCAGGTTCACCGGATCAACAAGGCCAGCAACAAAACCAGACAGCAAGTTTGTGCTCAAGTCGTATTCCGACAGCCGCTGACGAGCCGCATCGTTCTCATTAATGTTGCGGGTGATTACGTCTGCCTCTTCGGCATTGCGGGCATAAGCATACTCTCGAGCGTACTTCTCGTATCCACGAGGGATGTTATCCAAACCGTCAAAGGTGGCATCAATGCCAGCGCCTCGAGCATACAGCCGCTCTCCAAAGTCCTTGATCTGCCCGTAGACACCAAGGGCCATCTGGTTCTTGAAGGCATCAAATGCCCCATACGCTTCTACAGGCTCCTGCGCCGGGAGAAGTGACTGCGGCGAACGCTGACGGATTCCGGGAAGAGGAACTTCCATTTATTTCACCCACAATGGTTCGCGGTTTCTACGCTCAAAAGCAATCTTGTCTTTCTCAGCCTGAGTTAGAGGCTGAGATACAGGAGCCGTCAATGGCGCACCTCTAGTTCTTGCCTTCTCTTCACCACGCAAAGCTAACGCAGCGCCAAGGTCGATAGACAGCACGGGCAGCATAAGTGCGCTCGGGTTGGTAGGATTGTAAACCTCAATCCGATATGCGCCTACGTCAGCAACGTCGTCATCAGCTGGAACAAACTTAACATTGCCACCTGGACCAACTGTGTGCTTCTTACCGCCCGGTGCTGCAGTCAGAAACGGCTTGCCCTCGATAGTAAGGTTGCTCACCAGATCGGCAAGCTTCTGGTTTGTAGCCACACGCATAAGCACGGCGGGGCCAATGCCCCCTTTGAACACGCTGCTCCTTGTATACAGTGGTGCTACCTGTCCCAATGCTGCATCAAGCGCCGCTTCTGGATTGCCGGGATGAAGATCAAGATTATCAACGTATGCCTGATTCACCCGAGAGCGAATGTTCGAAGGCAATTGGGAGCCCTTAGGCAAGCCAAAGTAAGACGGAGCTTTGTTATCAAGGTCAACGTCAAAGCCTTTAGTCTTTGATGATCCGCGATTATAGGACCCTCGAGCCTCTTCAAACGTAAAGCCAGTAGTTGTTCTAGTCTTGTCGAGCAAGGTTAGCACGTCTGCCTCTGGAGTGTTCATCTCGAGTGCCATAGAGGCACGACGAAACAAAGCGGCAGAACGCGAGTCCATCCTCGCCAGCATTAGATCGCCAACCGCAGCACCATTCACACGGGCTTTGCTAACGCTGCTAAACAGATTGACCGCTGTCATTGGGTTGCTCGAACGGATACTATTATCCATCCAGCTAATAACCTCTTTCGGCACATACTGTGTGTCGCCAATAAAAGCCAGCAACGCATCGCTTCCGTTGGGCGCATTAAGCCCTTTAAACCCAACGGTTTTCATAAACTTTTGGCTTAGATAGGCTTGAGTTTTGGCGTCATAGTTGCCGGTATAATCTCCGCTCTTTGCTTCAATAAGAGCATTTACAATTAGCGCAGTGCGCGCCTCTTCCCTCGCATCTCTTCTCGCCTCTGCCCGTGCAGCGCGATCAGCTGCCGCTTGAGCAGCAATTTGCTGCCTGCGATCAGTGACTATGCCAAGAAGGGTCCGCTTGGAAAAATCACTCAATTTAAAAAGCTTGTCAGTTGCAAGGATAGGAACCTCTTTCCGCAGGCTTCCTCCTGAACTAATATTAT